GTGGCACCCGTCGTATTTCGCGCGCGCAGGACAGAAAACTTTGCGATTTTGGAGCTTGCGCGTGAACACGCCCACCGCAACCGGGGCCTCCGCGTCCGCCCTCGTCGTGTTCTGGGCGAAGCGAGCGAAGGAACTTCGCCTGCAGGTCGATGCGGCCGAGAGGCACCAGTCCTACACGGCGGTCGCGACTCTCGCGCGCCAGTTGACGGCCGCGGAGATCGCGCTCCTCGAGGCTGAGTCGCGTGTCGCAGCCGAGGCTGCGCGCCAGGGTAACGAGGACGACGCGGTCGGACGCATCGTCGGTCACGCGAAGCGGCTGCCCGCCCCGCTCTACCGTGTCCTCGTCGAGCGGCTCTGGGAGTCGGCGCCCGCAGACATGCGAGAGCGGCTGGCGACGGAGCAGCTCGAGGGCAAGTGAGCGCTGCCCTTCGCCAGCTGGAGGAGGAGCTCGCCGAGCTGAACGAGCGGGTCGAGGAGAGCCCGCTTCCGTGGATGGACTGGACCATCCGCCAGTGGGAGTTCGCCGAGCTGGTGGCGGGGAACAAGCTCGCCCTCTTCCGCGCCGGGAACCAGGTGGGGAAGACCATCATCGGGGCGGCGCTGACGATCTCGCGCTGTCTCGGGGTCGAGCTAGCGACCGGCCGGAAGGCGCATGTCCCCATCGAGGCCTGGGTAGTGTGCACCACCTGGTCCCAGGCCGTGGCCATCATGCACAAGGTCTGGGCGCTCGCTCCGAAGGGCGAGCTCGAGCCGGGGCAGATTTGCAAGCGGCGGACGGGATTCGGCAAGGAGAACCCCGCCCTCATCTTCAAGAACGGGTCGATCATCCGCTTCAAAACCACGAAGCAGGGGGCCGACGCCATCGCGGGCGCCACGGTCGACTGGGTGTGGATCGACGAGCCGACCGACATCGAGATGTACCGCGAGCTGCAGAAGCGCGTGATGCGTCGCGAGGGCACGCTCATCATCACGCTGACCCCGGTCAACCGGCCCTGCGAGTGGCTGCACGACCTGGTCGACCGGGGCGCGGTGAAGGAGGTGCACGCCCCGCTCGACCGGCTCGCGCTCACGTTCCGGGGGTCCGGTGAGCGCATGCGGCTGCTCAGCGGGCGGCCGATGGACGACGATTGGATCGCCGAGGAGCGCACGAAGACGCCGGCGATGTTCGCCCCGGTGGTGCTCGACGGCGAGTGGGAGATGCGGCCCGAGGGGGTGTTCTTCCACTGCTGGGATGCCACGCGGCACATCAAGGCCGCGGTCCGCATCAACAACCTCGACCAGAACAGCGTGCTCAGCTGGCGGCTCGGGATGGACTACGCCGCGGCCGATCGCGACTTCGGCCAGGTGGCGGTGCTCTGCCGGGTGCTGCAGGTCAAGCGGAAGGCCGGCTGGATGGATGCCTATGTGCACGTCGTGGACGAGGTCGTCCTCAGCGGCATCGCGACCACGGACCAGTTTGCCGACGAGCTGATGAGCATGCTCGCGCGGAACAACATCACCTGGCGCGATCTCACGACGGTGCACGGCGACAACCCGGTGACCTCGCAGTTCTCGGCGAAGGGCAACCAGCTCACGCTGCGGGCGGTGGCGCGTCGGGTGGGGGTGCCGTTCAACGCGCTGAAGCCGACGATCACCTCCGCGAAGGACGGCCCGCGCCAGGGCAGCCTGCGGCACCCGGGCTCCCGGTGGGTCTTCGCCCAACTCGTGATGCAGCGGCTCTGGGTGCATCCTCGGTGCAAGCACCTGATCAAGGCCTTCGAGGTATTCGACTACTCCGAGGAGCATCCCTACAAGGACGTGATCGACGCGCTGAGGTACGGCCTGAAACCTGTAATATTCCGGTTCGGGTCCAACGCGCAGGGCACAATTCGGACGGCAGCGTAAAAAAGATTCTGGGTCGTGACGTACTGGTAGGGCATGAGTGCTCTCGCCGCCTCGCTGCCCACCGCGCCCTACCGGCTGGCCGACATGGCCCGCGTCGACGAGCTGCGCCTGCGCCTGCGGCTGATGCGCGGTGAGCACCGCCCCGACATCGAGACCGCGCTCAAGGCCATGTTCGGCATCGAGCGCGGGGAGGTGATGATCAAGGCTGTGGACGAGGCCGCGAACGCGTTCCCGGCGCTCTACAAGGACCTCTCCGCGCTGTACGTGCACGAGCCGCGCTGCTCCGGCCCCGACGCAGACGTCATCAAGGCGGTCGCCCGTGCTGGCCACTGGACGGCGATGCAGGTCAACCAGGCCGAGTGCCTCGCGCTGGGCGACCTCGCGATCGTGGCCGGCGAGAGCGGCGGGAAGCTGCACTTCCGGAAGGTGACCCCGGACCTCTGGTGGGATGTGCGGGCGAAGCGGGACGACCCGAAAGAGCTCGCCTACATCGCCCTCTGGATTCAGAGCGGCAACGCCTGGGAGCTGCACGAGTGGCAGGTCGAGGACGTCGACGGCAAGCCGGCCGAGGCCTACGTCGTGTCACCGGAGGCCGCGGTCAAGGGCTGGGACCAGTCGCCCCGCAGCCTGCCCGCCCAGGGGGAGTATTCCTGGGTCGACACGGTCGGCGCAGCCTACATCCCGGTCGTCCTGTACCACGCAGCCGACACCGGCCGGCTGATGGACTGGTCGAGCGGCCGCGACGTCACCCGCGGGTGCATCCGGCTGATGGTGTTCTACACCGACCTGGGACACCTCATCAGCGAGACGGCCTGGCAGCAGCGCATCCTCGCGGACGGTGATGTCGTCAGCGGCGCGGAGATCGACGAGACCACCGGCGCGCAGCACATCATCGCCGACCCGGGGATGGTCCTCAAGGTCGTGAGCACCGGGGACAAGACGGTGCAGGCGCTGGTCTGGCCGATGTCGGCGGACCCCGAGAAGCTCTTCCGCGTGATCGCGATGTACTCGAAGCACGTCGCGCGGCTCGCCGGCGTGCGGACCCCCGACGCGACGCGATCTGAGAGCGACATCCGCTCTGGCTACTCGCTGGCCATCTCGCGCGAGAGCATCGCCGAGCAGCAGGCCATCTATGCCCCCATCTTCCGCCGCTCGGACCAGCAGCTGCTGCACGTCTGCGCGCTCCTCCTCGGCTCGGTCTCGGTCAGCCCGGACGTATGGCAGGTCAGCTACCAGGCCGTCGAGCTCGGGCCGGTCGAGCTGTCCGCCCGCCTCACGGTGGTGAAGGAGGGGATGTCCCTCGGGCTCTACTCCAAGAAGACCGCGCTCCTCCAGCTCCACCCAGGATGGAACGAGGAGCAGGCCGAACAGGAGCTCGCGCGCATCGAGGCCGAGGGCCCGGCCGCCGCAGCGGGCGGCGCCACCGTCCAGCTCGCGCCGACGGACCTCGCCACGGTGGTGACGGTCGACGAGGCGCGCGCCTCGGTCGGCTTGCAGCCCATCGGCGGCGCGGACGGCGCCCTCACGATCACCCAGTACAAGGCGAAGTATGCGGCGGTTCTCACCGTCGCCGCGAACGCTGAGGCTGGCGCCCCAACCACCACGACGCCGGCGACCCCGGCCAAGGAAGACGATGGCCAACCCTCCTCCGATGTCTGAGGCCATCGCGCCCGAGCGCGAAGGCTACACCCCGTCCGACGGCAAGGTCTTCTCGACCGTCCGCATCACGATGGAGTGCGTCGCCGACGTCGTCGTCGAGCACGACGAGGACCTCGACGGCGATGCCATCGCGAAGGCAGTGAAGGCCCATCTCCCGCAGGTCAGCGAGCGCGCGCGCTGGTGGAACCCCACCAGCGAGAAGACCACCAGCGTGGTCGTGCACGTCGGCGAGACCAACCCCGACGGCCTCGACGAGGCACCGCAGGTCTACGAGTGTCCGTTCGCGCTCGACGCGGACGCGGAAGACATCGACGTGGTGGTCGCGTGATTCGGCTCGGTCTCCTCGGGTCGCCGCTCCTCCTGCGTTCGCCTGGGGAGGCTGGCGCTGGTGCGGGTGGCGGGGTCGTGGTCGCTCCGCCTGCGGCGGCGCCTGCGGCTGGTGGGGGTGGCGCTACTGGGGGCGCGGCCCCCGCCCCCGCTGCGGCCGCTCCTGCGGCTCCTGCGGCCGAGGTCGAGATCAAGGGCATTCACGTCCCGAAGCACGTCTTCGACGAGCGCGGCAAGCAACTCAAGGCCGCGACGAAGCTGGCCGAGGAGAACGCCGCGGCGAAGGCTGCGCTCGAGGCCCAGCACAACACGGTGACGCAGCAGCTCTCGACGCTGCAGGCCCAGCTCGCCTTCGCGCGTGCGGGCGTGAGCGACGACGAGCACATCGAGGCGGTCGCCGCGGCCTACGCGAAGCTGCCCGCCGAGGGCAAGCCCGCGAGCGCCGTCGAATACTGGCAGGCCATTCTCGCCGGCACTACCGCCGCGCCCCGCTCGCTGCTCGGCTTCATGGCCGCGCCGGCCGCCGCCGCTCCTGCCGCAGCTGCGGCGGCCGCTGCGCCTGGTACCGCCGCGCCTCCGCGCCCCGCGCTCCCTGCTGTCTCGGCGAGCCCCGCGCCCGCCGGCCCCACGATCACGGTCGAGCAGGTCCGCGCCGCTCAGGAGGCCTTCCGGGTCAGCCCGACGCCCGAGAACAAGAAGCAGATGAAGGACCTGACCGAGCTCCTCAAGCAGCAGTCCGCGAAAAAGCCTTGACGCGTCAATGCGTCCATGTCAGGCTTGCACTGACCCCACGCGGACGAGCCCGCGACACCAAGCGAAGGGAAGTTCAACTTCTTTCCTCCTTGGTGAAACATGGCAAACGAAGCCGTCTGGTCCTCTCTCTCGAGCGACGTGGGTCGCACCGTCGTCGAGTCCTACATCCTCGAGGCGCTCGCCGACGAGTACTTCATCGCGAACCACCCCGCGATCATGGACATGAAGGATCTGACCGGGTCCTTCAGCGACACCGCGAAGGTCCGCGAGGACGACGTCCTCACCGGCCGCACCTTCAACAGCGTGTCGGAAGGTGGCTCGATGACCACCAACACCGCGATCGGAACCGAGCTCTACTCGGTGGCCATCGGCCAGAAGTACCTGCAGTGGAACATCTCCGACCTGCTCAACACCCTGGCGAACGAGCAGTTCTCCCCCGAGCGGTTCGCGCAGGGTCTGGCGAAGAGCCTCGCGTACACCTGGACCGGCCTCCTCGCCACCGAGGGCGCGACCTTCACCGGGAGCCTCGACGCGGGCGCCGGCGACCCGGACCTCGAGGACTTCTGGGATGCCGTCGGCGAGGTCGAGGATCTGCTCGGTTCGGGCGACGACCCTGGCATCGCGATCCTTCACCCGAAGGCCGCGCGCGCCCTGGCGAAGGACGGCAACTTCGCCCAGCAGTCGAACCTCTCGAAGGACGACCCCGGCGTGCAGGCACTGGCCAAGATGTTCGGGACGAACCGCTACCTCGGTCGCATCCACAACTTCGACATCTTCGCCACCCCGCAGGTCGCGACCGACACGGGCAAGTACCAGAACTGCCTGTTCCGCAAGGGCGGCATGCTCAAGGCGATGGCCCGCGCGATCCCCATGACCGCGGACCAGCTCGCGTTCGGCCCGCTCATGCTCGAGCGCCTTCGCAGCTCCACGAAGCCCGAGACCACCATCCGTGGCACCGGCTTCATGGGCGTGAACAAGGCCCAGGAGCGCGGCATCCTCTGGGAAACCACCGCCTGATCGGAGGCCGGGCAGTCGGTCTCCGTGCCGACTGCCCACCTACCCTCAAGGAGTGACCCAGCATGACGACGTCCGATCTCACCATCCCCGAGAGCCCCGCCAACCTCGGTCGGCAGCTTCCGCACGCGTCCGAGTCGGGCCCGTTCGTGTCCGCCTTCGCCGGCGGTTGGAGCATGCACGAAGACGGCGTCCCCCGCGTCTCCCTGCGTCGCTACATGCTTTCCCCGGGCCAGCACGGCATCGGTGAGAGCATGCGCGGTGATCTGAAGAAGCAGATCCACCACCTGATGGGCAGCACCGACGGGCACAAGCAGACCCTGCTTCCGCTCAGCGAAACCGCGCCCGGCTACGGCAGCTACGTCAAGCGCTTCGATGCGTGGGACCCCCCGAGCCGCTCGCAGGTCACCTCCTACCGGCTGGCCTGGGACGCCCCCGCGATCGGCACCGACCGGCGCAGCAACGACGTCGAGTGCTTCGACGCGTTCATCGCGCGCTGGCAGGAGCTCGGCCTCGTCCCGACTGAGGTCGACAGCTACTTCGTCGACAAGCGGATCGCCCTGCTCGACCGACGTCTCGTGCGCGAGCGCCAGAAGAACCCCGTCCTGGCCGGCCGCCGCGCCCGCCTGGTCGCGTGGGAGCTCGAGGCCTGGGAGGCCTACCGCGCCGGCGCCGAACCCCTTCCGCTCGCGGGCTGGATGCCGGCCGCCGCGCCCGCCCCGGTGGCTCCTGCCGCCGCGGTGAAGCCCGCCGCCCCCAAGGCCACCCCCGCGGCTCCTGCCGCTCCCAAGGCCCCCAAGGCCGCGCCCAAGGCGCCCGCCGCGGCGAAGCCCGCGCCCGCCCCGAAGGCTCCTGTCGAGGACCTCACGCTCCCCGACGAGGCCGAGGGGGACGACTCCGGCCCCTCGATGAGCCCGGACTAATCCATGCCCGCCCTCCCCATCACCACCGACTGGACCGGCCCGGAGATCATCCTCCGCGGCCAGGACTGCGTCGTTTCGGTGGCGGTGAAACAGGGCGGCGAGGACATCGACATCAGTGCTGCGTCGGTCGCGCTCTGGAAGCCGGACGGCACGGTGGTCTCCACGGGGACGCCTACGCCGTCAGCCAACTCGGCGAGCCACACCTTCGCTGCGGCGCTCACCACCGACGAGGACCCCGGCGAGGGCTGGCGCGTCGTGTGGACCCTTACGCTCGACACCACGCCGGCGGTGAAGAGGCTGATCAACCCCGCGGCGGTGGTGCTCTACACGGTCGAGCCCTGCGTCACAGTCGAGGACCTCGAGAAGCGGCACGACGCACTGCTCAACGTGAAGGACGACGAGGCCGACCGGACCGCGCTCCTGCAGGACGGCATCGACGAGGCCTGGGTCAGCATGATGGAGCTCCTCCGCAAGAAGGGGCGCCGTCCGTACCTGGTGCTCGACAGCTACTCGCTCCGCGAGTCGCACATCCTCAAGGCGCTCGAGCTGATCTACCATCGGCTGGCGACGGCCGGTGAGACCTCGGCCGAGTGGACCGAGTACAAGGACTACGAGGCCAAGTTCACCGCGGCCTGGGATTCGCTCACCTTCACGGAGGCGGACCCCTCGACGTGGCAGCGGACGGGGCGGCGTGCTGCTACTTCCCCGGCCATGTGGCTGGGGTCCGGTCGCGGCGCTGGGCGCTATCGCCCCGTGTACCCGGGGGGCCTTCGATGAGCTTCCTGCGCGCGGATGAGGTGCGGTCCTTGGTGGCTGCACAGGTGAGCGAGGTCGCGGACCTCGTCGAGATGGCGGAGCCGTACTGGCTGGCGAGGCGAGCCCGCTCGCCCGTTGACCACGGCTTCGTGGTGGGACTTGGACGCTCGCAGTCGGTGAACAACCGGCAGCGCCCCAGCGAGGGCGCGCAGAGCAACACGGTGGTGAAGGTGATGGTCGTGCTTCAGCTGAGGCACAAGGACCACCTGACGAGCGAGGACGACATCGGCACGATTCGCGACGCGATCGCAAGGAAGCTCGTGGCCTACCAGAACGACGGCGTCGCCATCGTCTGGGTCGAAGACGCCGAAGTCATCTCCACCGAGAATCACGTCTGGTTTGAGTCCTCGTTTCTTGCCGTTCACCAAAAACCCTTGGAGTAACTGTCATGGCCATCCGGAAAGCTGCCCTCCTCGCCATCCGCAAGTTCGTCGGCATGGCCGCATCCGAACGCACCATCGCCTCCGGCGTCATTTCGGTGACCCAGCTGGTGCACACCATCGACACCCAGGGCGACGCGTCGAGCGACGACCTCGACAGCATCACCGGCGGGCAGGCCGAACAGATGCTGATCGTGCGCCCGGCCAGTGCGGCTCGCACGGTGGTGCTGAAGCATGCCATCGGCGCCGACCTGATCGCCACTCCGGGCGGAATCGACATCAGCCTCGCTGAGGCCACCGACTGGGCCATCCTCTGCCACAACGGCACCCAGTGGTCGGTCGTGGCGAGCTCCGCGCTCGTCGACACCGCGGCCGCTCTCGTCGCCGCGAACACCGACGCCGTCGAGGTCGCCGACTTCGTCGAGGGCATGGCCGCCGCCGGCACCTGGACGCTCACCCGCCAGGGCACCGCGAGCATGCGTCTCCGCCGCACCGCCGCGGCCGCGCTTGAGGTCTGGGGCCAGCGATTCAAGCCCCGCAGCCGCAGCGCCGCGAGCAAGGGCTTCCGCGTGACCGGCTTCCGCCTGGTCTACAACGTGAGCGTCGACCTCGTGACCGACGTGACCGTCAGCGGTGCGGTGCAGGTCGCCCCGGCGACCGGCTCGACCCCCGCCGCCGCGACCAGCCTCGGCGCGGTCACCTACGACGCGGCCCACGACACCGCCGGCGAGCGCGGTGCGGTCGGCGCGCACACGATGGTCGGCACCTTCGCCAGCCCGCTCTGGCTCGCCAACCCGACCTGCGTCGAGCTCGCGGTCAGCGTCGACGGCTCCGCGACCGGCGTCGTTGACATCATCGGCATCGAGCTGCTCGGCTCCGAGGCCCTCCTCGACACCACCGTCTGATCATCAACCCCTTCCGACTGAGCGAGGCGCAACATGGCGACGATGGCAGCTGCGATGCCGATCCTCCCGAAGCATGGGTCCCTGACCCTGACCGACGGCACCGGGACTCCGATCACGATGGTGGTCCCCTACACCGAGGCGATCGACCTCGGCGAGTTCAACGAGGGCGGCGGCCGCGAGTACGCCGAGCACCGCAACCGCGGCACGGTGATTGCGGTGGTCCCGTCTGGTGTGATGACGAAGAAGCTCATCAAGTGCAAGGTCCGCGTCAGCGCACTGATGCACGCGACCGACCACAACATCCTCGACTGGGTCCGCCGGAAGAACGCCGGCTCGGCGCTCGTCTCGACGCTTCCGAGCGCGAACGGTGGCGGCGAGACGTACGCCTACAAGGCGAAGTTCACCGCGGACCCGTCGCATTTCTCCAGCCAGTATGTGGAGTATAACTACGCTCGGCCCGAGCTGACCATCGCTGAAGGCAGCGCCGACGACGAGGCGATGACCGCCGAGCTTACCCTGCACTGCTACATGATCGGCACCACCGAGACCGACTGGATGACGGTGGCATGAGCGAGGCCGCCGCAAGGGTCATCGTCCTACACGGCCGCAAGTCGGCCGATGCGGCGCCGGTTCGGCGGGAGTTCGCTCTCGTCGTGCCGGACCGGCGCATCGTCGTGCAGCAGATCATCGCGACGTCGACGAAGCTGGCCGAGCCCGGCGGCGACGAGCACCAGCTTCGGCTGTCTGCTGCGGCGCTGGTGCTCTGCGGCGATGGTTTGGCGAAGGCGCTGCAGGGCGAGACCGGCCAGTCGTTCGCGACGTGCGGGTTCTCGGTCCTGCACTTCGGCGGCGAGGCCTACGAGTGGCTCTCGGCGTCCCGCTTCATCGCGGACGCCGAGGTCTACTCGCAGGGCATCGTCGCGATCCGCGCCTGCTTCGATGCGCGGAGCGAGTGGTACGCCCTCCAGGAGGCCACCGACACCGCGCGAAAAGCCTCAGCGGGGACGACCCCGCCGCCCGCTGGGACCGCCGAGGGTTCGCCTTGAGTCTGCGCCTGGGGCACGCCCCGGGCTGGTTCCATTCTCTGTCCCCGGAAGACCAGGCCATCACGCTGGCCCTGCACGAGCTCAAGGAGGTTTGAGGTGGCCACCCGGTACAAGAGCGGAAAGGTCACCGTCACCCTCGACGACGGGCTCGCCGAGTGGACGCGCTCGCTTCTCGACGCGGCCGAGGCTGCGACCGTCGAGCTCCTCGAGGCCGAGGCTACCGAGGTGATGCTCGCGGCCAAGGCCAGGTGGTACAAGGAGGTCGAGCGCGAGACCGGGAAGTCGGGCGACCTTGAGACGGTCACGACGTTCAACTCGGACGGCAGCGTCGTCGTAGGGGTCCGAAGCCGGGACACCCGCATCCAGGGCGGGAAGCCCGTCGCCGCGATGGTGCATCAGCCGATGCCGCTCTCGCGGGTGAAGGTCCGCGTCAGCCGCGAGGAATACGGGCGCATCAAGAAGGGCCCGAAGCCGCGCGATGCGTGGAAGTCTCGCGACGATGGCCACTTCTACGCGCTCAAGCCGAACAAGGGCGCATCGGACGGCCAGCCGCTCTTCCTGATGCTGGTGCGGAAGCCACTGCTCGCGCGGGTGCCGAAGATCACCGCCCAGCTCGGTGAGCGCATCGTCGCTCGGCACGGGGGGGGCTGATGTCGAACGAAGCAGCGATCGGAATCAAGGTCGAGCTGCAGGCCCTGCGCGCCCAGCTCGAAAAGTCCGGCGACATCACGAGCGAGCAGGCCAAGAACATGGTCGCCCAGCTCAACAAGAGCGTGAAGGCCGCCGAAGCGGCACAGAAGGCTGCGGCAAAGGCCGCGAAGGCTGCCCGCGACGAGGTCACCAAGCTTGGCGACGAGTACAAGCGGGCCGGCGACGCCGCGGGCAAGTTCGGGCAGACCGGAACCAAGCTGGCGGGAGTGCTCGAGCTCGTCGACCCTCGGCTGGCGGCAGTCGCTCGCGTCGCGAACGACCTTGGCGACGCCGGCGAGGTCGCAGCGGACGCGTCGGCCGCGCTCGGTGTGAGCCTGCGCGGGCTGGCCATCTCTGCTGGGGTGGTCGGCGTCGCGGTTGCCGGCCTCGCCGCCACCTACACCCTGCTCAAGCGCGAGCAGGACGCCGCGGAGGCCGCCGCCGCCGCTCGGGCCAGCATCGCCACATCGATGCAGGAGAGCACCACCGCGCTCAAGAAGGCCCGACTCGAGCTGGCCGCCGCAACCGGTGACGCCGCAGCGAAGGAGCAGCTCCTCGCTACCGAGACCGAGCGCACCGCGGCGGCGAGCTGGGAGGCCACGATCGCCGCCCAGCGTGAGGTGCTCCGCATCGCTGAGGAGCGCTACGACTTCGAGAAGAAGCGAAACAGCCAGGCCACGACGGTGACGCCGTTCATGGCGAAGCTCGAGCGAGACGCTGCTGCTGCGATGTTCCAGGCGAACCGCGAGCTGCAGAAGTCCATCCGGCTGCGCGACGAGATGGCCGGGGTCCTTGCGAAGACCGAAGGCATCAAGGCCGGGGGCGGCGGCGCTGTGGCGGCAGCGAAGCAGGAGAAGGAAAGCCTCGCCGAGATCATCGCCCTGGCGAAGGAGCGGCGCGACCTGTATCGGGACGGGCTGACCACCATTCGGGAGGAGGCCGCCTCTCAGTCGCAGGCGCGCGCATCCGCCGAGGGGCGGCTCAGCTTTGAGCGCGAGGCCGCGCTCGTTCGGATCGGCCTCGCCGCGAAGGTCGCGTCCGCAAACGCGACCAGCGAGGAACGCGAGGGGATCGCCAAGGACCGCGCCGAAGCCGAGTACCAGGTCGAGCTGACCTACACCGAGAAGGTCGACGCGCTTCGCGACGCAGCTGCGGCGAGGGTGGCGGAGCGCGCCCGGCAGGCCGCAGCCGAGGCCCGTCAGGCCGGCTTCGACATGGTCGCCAGCATCGGGGGCTATGCAACGCAGGCGCTCACCGCCGGCGCCGACGCAGCCGGCAGCGCGTCCGAGCAGGCCGCCGCGACCGCCCGCAGCCTCGAGGAGCAGCTCGCCGCCAGCGAGGAGCACCTCACCGACGCCCAGAAGGAGCAGCTCCGCGAACGCGCCGCAGCCGCGAAGGCCGCAGCGATCGAACAGTTCAACCTTTCGAAGGGGCTGAAGGCCGCCGAGGCCACCGCCGCCACTGCGCTCGCGGTGATCAACCAGCTCGCCACGAACCCGGGCCCGGCCGGCATTGCCGCCAGCATTGCCGCCGGCGCCGCCGGTGCCGCATCCATCGGGGCGATCGCCGGCACCCAGCTCACGCTGCACAAGGGCGGCGAGGTCCGCGCGCCCGACGAGGTCCCGGTCACCGCCCGCCGCAACGAGTTCATGCTCACACCGACGGGCCGCCAGACGCTAGGCTCTGATGGGGACCTGAACCGCGCGAACGCCGGCGTCTCGCCGCGGTCGACGCCCATGTACGTGGTCACGCAGTACCAGCACAGCCGCGTGGCCGCCCGGTACAAGGATGACGGCCTTCGCCGCAACGACCCCGTGAGCCAGGCGATCAACAAGCGTTTCGGCGCCGTCGGGATGGAGTAGGAGAGATGCCCACCACGCGCGCGAACAACCAGGCCATCCTCGTGCAGGCCCCGGGCCTCGGCGCCGACGAGCTCACCGCGACCAGCGAGGCCGGCCCGCTCCCTGGCCGCGCCGTCTGCGACCGCGAGAGCGGGATGGCTCTGGATACCAGCGGCACCACGACGCTCACCGAAGAGGTCCGCGTGCAGACCCTGCGCGCCGGCCACCCCGAGCCCCTCGGCGCGACGTTCTGCTGGCGCTACGGCACCCCCGGGAACGAGTGGCGAGGCTGGGACGGTCCGATCGCGCCGACCCACTTCGAGTACATCGACTACGACGCCAGCACCTCTCCTGCCGCCTGGCGAAACCCGCACGCCGTTGTCCTGCCCGACGACGTCGTCGTCGTGGTGGCCTGCTTCGACGAGCAGCACACGAAGGCCTGGCGTCGCGAGACCGACGGGACCTGGTCGATGGCCGACGTCTACACGCCGGCCGATGCATTCACGAGCGGCAACAGCAGCCACCCGACGATCGTCTACATTCCCGAGCGGGATCGCCTCGTCGCGCTGTACTGGCGCGAGGCCTCGGGCGACGAGCATCAGGTCGGGATGTCCTACTCGGACGATCGGGGCCTCACGTGGCAGGTCGGGCAGGAGGAGTGCCTGCTCTCCACCGTCGACACCGCGCCCGACACCCCCGGCCGCCTCCGCGCCGCGTACAGCCGCGGCCGGATGCTGCTCCTCGCCGCGGTCGAGGACCGTATCTACCAGTTCGCCAGCGACGACGGCGGCGCGACCTTCGAGGAGGTCGACGAGTACGTCGACGACATCTGCGACTTCCCCGAGATCGTCGTCCTGAACGGCTCGTTCGTGGTGGCCTGGCTGGAGTACGACGCGGCCGAGACGCCCACCGTGCTCCCGCGGGTGGCGGTGCTCGGGTCGCCCTACGACACCCTCACCGCGGCGGCGAAGGTGATCGTCGACGATGCGGGCTCTGCGCGGTTCGGCACGGTGAGCGGCGGCAGCTTCACCGGCGGCGACCTCGCGCTCTGGGTCGACGACGACGGCGTCCTCTTCATGGCAGGTCGCGATTCCGACGATCAATACGCCGGCTACACCCTGTCGAGCCGCGACGGTGGCGCCACCTGGCTGAGCGTCGGCCACGGGGATGGCACGGGCACCGGCGCAAACTGGTGGCGGCTCGACTCGTCGAGCTTCTACATCCGCGACTTCTGCGCGGTCAGCCACCGCGGGCGCACGCTGCTCCTTCATGCGTTCGCGACGCTCGGCAGCGGCTACGGGCAGGCCCCCTACTCGCTCTGCATGACCGCGCTTGGCGGCTACACGACGCTCACGACGCCGCTCTACGACGCGACCAGCCTCACGTACAGGGCACAATGCGGCTGGGCCTACACCTGGCTGGCGGCGGACATGCCGGAGACGGGCGCGTCGCCGTACACCGCGGTCATCTCGGGGTCTGCGGCGGTGTCGATCGGCTCGACCGGGATGAGCGTCGACCACGCCGGGAGCGCGGCCTCGACGGCGAGCTGGTACGCGGAACCGACGACCACCCTGCCGGACGGCCTCGCCGCGCTCCTCGATGTCGACGCCGTCGACGGCGACGTCTTCATCAGCCTCCGCATCTCGGACGGCGCCGATTCCTACGAGGTGAAGGTCACCGTCGGCGACGCGGCGATCACGCTGCGCGACGTGGTCGCCGCGGTCGACGAGGACACCGTCGCCACCACCGATCTCGCGACCGGGGTGCAGGTCGCCATCGGCCTGAACAACGCCGACACCCCGGCGGACAACGGGACCGCGGTGGCCTGGTTCCGCCCCCGCGGCCTCGGCGAGGACCGGGAGTGGACCCGCATGGAGGTGCAGGTCACGATGTCGAAGGGCAGCGCGACGACGTCGCGCGTCCAGTGGGGCACGTCGAGCGGCAACGCGGACTGTGTCGCGAACTTCCGGATCGCCTGCTACTCCTCTGGCAACCTCACCGGCTTCGCGCGGTGGGCTGAGGCCCCCGAGAACCCTGACGACCTGCTCGGCCGGGCCTACTCGCTGCGTCCGACTGCGGTCGTCCAGGGCCTTCGGGTCGCCGCAGTTGGCGGGCCGACCTTCCGCGATGAGACCTGGGCGATCGAGCCGCGGTACACCTTCGCGATCGGGAACATCGACCCCTCGACGCAGCCGTCCCCCGAGGTCCGCTGGCGGAGCACCGACGAGACCGAGCAGACCATCACCTGGTCCTTCGGTGCGAGCTCGGCCTCAGCGATGCGCCAGCTCTCCCCGGTGATCGGCCTCTTCTTGGGCCGCGTGAACTTCCGCTCTGCCACGCTGTACGGACGCAACACGCTGGGGACGTGGGTCTCGCTGGCCACCCTCGACACCTCCTACGGCCAGGCGAACCTGACGTACACCCGCTCCGGGAAGATGGTGCTGCCGGGGGCCTCGGGCGCGTCGCGGCACTTCGCGCTGCACGAGCTGGTCGGCGCGCGCTTCGACTTCGACACCTCGGACATCCGACTCATCACACAGAGCAGCGCGGGGAGCTGGCAGTCCGGGACGATGCAGACCCGCATCGTCATCGACGACGTCGACGGCGCTCCGTCGAGTGGATCGGGCGGCGCCATCCTCGCGCGCGACATCACCGTGATCATTCCGGGTGGTGGTGACAGCGCGTACTACCAGTTCAAGCTGGTCATCCCGGCACAGTCCACCGCCGAGGGCTACTTCGAGATCGGCACCGCCGTGCTCGGCCCGGCGTTCCTATTTGCCCACCCCTACGACTACGGGCGGGCCCTCGAGGTGGCTCCCCAGCAGGCTGTCACCGAGAGCCGCCGCGGAGCTCGCCGGGTGACGCGTCGGGGGGCCGCGCGCCGCTCCGTTGACCTGCCCTTCACCTCGGCCATGTACACGAAGCCGATCGCCGGCACGTCGCCGGCAGCGGACTTCATCGCGGATGGAACCGGCGCAGCATGGGGCATTCCGGCCGACCAGCCCGGGTCGCTGCATGGGCTCGTGCACTTCCTCGACGGCGCGGTGACCCCGGCCGTCTACCTACCGTCGCTATCCGCCTCGGGGTCGCAGCAGACCCTTGTACACCCGACCCAGATGCTCTACGGGCGGCTGATGTCCGAGTCGGTCCGGCTCGACCACGTTCACGGTGAGGACCTCGACGGCGACACCTGGCGCGGCTCCGTGCTCCGCATCGAGGAGGAGCTCTGATGGGGCGACGCGTGGAGATTCCCACCGGCGCCCGCGTCGCCTGGCTCGTCGAGGTGTACTTCGGCGGCGTCGCCGTCCGCATGTCCACCGAGGACGTCATCGTCGAGACCGCGGCCGGCGAGGAGCTGCACTTCGCGGGCGTGCTCCCCGAGCTCGATGTCGTCGTGGCACTCTCGGAGATCGGCGGGGTCCAGAGCGCGCCGTCCCTGTCCTTCGAGGCGGTCTGGCCGGTGGCGGTCGCCGAGCTCGTCGAGGACGGCTGGCCGCTGGCCTACTCGCGTGCGCGGGTTTCCCGCTGGGTGGAGGGCACGACCTACGAGTCGCGCCGCGTGGTCGTCGACGGCTACGTCCACAACCCGACCTATGGCGAGGAGGACGAGCCCACCGCGGTGACCATCGAGGCGCCGCCCTGGGAGGCGACGGCCTCGTTGCCCCCGCCTGGCGCGGAGGTCAACGGCTACACCTTTGCGAGCGCGGTCACCTCGCTTGCCCCCGAGCAGCTCGGGCGGGTGTACCCGGTCGTGTTCGGGAGCCCTGGGCAGGTCGCAGCTCGCGTCGACGCCACCGAGCGGCAGGCCGCGACGAAGGCGCGCTGGATCGACCAGCGCTACGTCGCGATGCCTTCGCCCAGCTCCGACTACAGCAACGTTCGGGTGCTGGTCGCGGGGCACCACGTGTCCGCGGAGCGCTGCTACCTCTACAACGCAGACGGCATGGTCTCTCGGGTGTTCCTTCGGAACGGCTTCGACGACCTCGGCCAGCCGATCGCCTTTGTCCCCTGGTTCTACGACGCCGACGTCGACGGGGCCCCGGACGACGACTTCGATGCCGCGTACATGGACTACTACTGCGCGGTCACCGACTTCGACGGCGCGACGACGTCGGCGATGGGCGACGCCAGCCTGACCGTGAACGAGGTGGTGAGCGGCGACAACACACCGGAGCTCTTCGTCGCGTGGGCGGACGATGAGGACCTCAGCCGCGGCGGGCTCGACGGCGATGCAGGGTCGGTCATCGAGTACCTCGTTCGCCGGATGGGGCTGCCGGTCGACGCGGGCATGTTCGCCGCGGCGAAGCAACTACTCTCCGTGTATCGCCTCGACTTCGCGATCGACGAGACCTGCAACGTATGGGACTTCGTGCGGGCTCAGCTCCTGCCCATCCTGCCGGTCTCGCTGGTGACGGGCCCGCTCGGCGTGTACCCGGTGGTCTGGCGATTCGACGCCACCGCTGCCGACGCCGTCGAGCACTTCAACCTCGACCTGCAGACCGACGTCGACCGACTCGGAGGCATCGAGACCGAGACCTCCCAGATGTGCAACGAGGTCACGATCAAGTACGCCCGCTCGGCTCGCAGCGGGTCCAGCTCGGCGACGCTCACCTTCGGCGGCGACCGCTACGACGCCGACCGGGCCGACCGAATTCCCGAGCCGGCCTTCCGGCGATCCCAGCAGCGCCTGCGCGACCTGAGCGGCCAGCCGCTGGTGCTGCACAAGGACCTCGACCTGCCGGTGGTGGGGCGGGACGCCACCGTCACCGCGATCGCCGGTTGGTACGCCGCGGCCTACGGGCTGCCCCTTCGATACCTGCGCCTCGTCGCCGACGAGGCCCGCTGCCAGCACATCTCGGAGGGCGCCATCGTGACCGTCACCGACGCCCGGGTGCATCTCGACCAGGCGGTCTGCATGGTCACGGAGATCGCCTACGGGACCGACGCCCCTCTCGAGCTGCGCCTCGTGATGCTGGGCGCGAAGGAGCGATCTCGTGGCTGACGCGCGCGTCCCTCGCCCCGTCTCAATCCGCATCCGCGACGGCGGCGCCATCATCTCGCGGGAGCTGGTCCTCGTCGAAGGCCAGAACATCACGCTCACCTCAGCGCTGGTCGATGGTCACGTCGAGCTCACGATCGGGGCGTCCGGCGGTGGCGCGGGGACGCCGGCGTCCTCCGTGACCGACGAGACGACCTACGGGATCACGCCCGCGGTCGGGCAGAGCACGAACTACGCGCGAGAGGATCACATCCACGGCACGCCAGCAGCGCCCACAGCGGCGAGCGTGGGGGCGGACGCCGTCGGCACGGCCGCCGCCGGCGACGCCGCTCATGTGGCGGCCGGCGACCCGCACACACAGTACGCGTTGGAGTCGGCGCTCGGCAGCGCCGCGGCCCTCAACGCCTCCACCTCCCCCGCGGCCTCCGGGCTGCTCCAGCTCGACGCCGCCGGGTGGTTCGGCATGTCCGCGGTGCTGGCCTCGTGGCGATATGCGGCATCGTTCGCCAGCTTCGTCAACAATGCGACGTCCGGCTATGGGTTTTCGATCTCGGTAGCCGGCACGAGCACCACGCCATCTACATCAGCCTACTCCCATCGCTACTCAACCACCAACTGCGGCTGGTTTGTGTCGGCACGGCTCGCCAGCCGTACCCAAGGCTTCGCCTATGCCTTGATCTTCAAGCTGCCGTCGTCGATCACGTCTCGTCGGCTTTGGATCGGCCTCGGCTCCAGGACCATGAGCGACAGCGACACCGCGGCCGGCGAGTTCGTTGGCACCCGGTGGTCCACCGTGGCGACGGATGCCGGCTTCATGCCGGCTTCGCGCGACGGGACATCGCAGACCATCGGCACCGCCGGTAGTTCCCCGGTGGCCGATGTGCCGTACATGATGCTGATCTCGGGCGCTACCGGCGGCAGCTCGGTGGCGGTCAAGATCATCCGACTCGACACGGGCGCCACGGGGCTGGACGTGTCCATCTCGGCCACGCTGCCGGCGGCCGGCACCGCGTTGGACTGGCTCATCTACAACCACGGGCAGGGCACATCGCGAGCCGTCGAGATGTCGCAGGCGGTGCGCCTGCTTCCCGTCACATAGGAGTCTCCATGTCTCGTCTCAACTACCTCCTCCCGCTCCTCCTCTGGGCCGTCAGCTACAGTGTCGCCTGGGCGCAGGACGGGGCCGCCATCCCGGCCGTCCCCACCGACCTGTCTGGCTACCTCATGGGCATGGGGCCGATCGGAGCGCTGGCCTACGGGGCGTTTTTGATCGGCAAGGTCTCCAAGGAGGGCATCAAGATCAGCGTGGGCGTGGTCCTCGCAGATGAGGACCGCAAGCTCCTTGAGCGCTCCGTGGAGGCCATCGAGCAGCGGGCCTCGCGTCGCCGTGCAGGTGACGCATGAGAATCCCGACCCCTGCCGCCATCGCGGCCGCCTTCGACGCCATGGGCTACCCGATGCCCCTAGGCGTGCACGTCGTCCTTCTCCGGAACGCGCGCGGGAAGGTCGACAAGTTCGACGACATGCTGCTGGTGATGCGCGGCGGCGACGATCTGCTGCACGCCTGTCGGTGCACCACCGACCCCGGGAAGGGGCCGCGCCAGAACCCGAGGAACCCCGCCGGCTGCGCGGTGTGGGCGCCGGGGCAGGTGCTCGACGGGCTAAAGCTCGGCCTCCACCACGGGGAGTACGAGTGCCTGGTGCCCGCCAAGCCCATCCCGGTCGATCGCTACGACTCCCTCACCGATGCGACGCCCACACGGTCGACGTCGAGCACGACGCAGATCCACCGGGCCAGCGCGGTGAGGGAGAGCACTGTGGTGGGCGCGTGGTCCGAGGGGTGCGTGGGGGTGGCGAACCCGGTCGAATTCGATCTCCCTTCGGCGCCGACCTCGGCGGGCACCCTGATGGGGCTCTGTCGGGCGAGCGGACAGAAACGGTTCACGGTCACCCTGATGGAGTGGTCGTAGGTCCGTGTACCGGTACATCCCCGGTACATCGAAGCCCGCCAAACGCACCCGATCGCGTCGCTCCTCGCCGACCACGAATCATAGGAAAGACGGCCTCAGAACTGCATGAGCGAGCATCAACGCCGGCACGTCAGGTGCCCACGTCGTTTCTCATGGCCTGCCGCCAGACCGGCGAACAACCTGCATAATCTGACGGTGCATCGAAAATGGTACGCGCCCGGTACATTCAGGCGCGCCGCAGTTGCGACGGTACGGCCTCGGCCACCGCGAACGCCGGGACCAGCGACACGGCCGCGGTGAGGTGCAGCGCCTGCTCTGGGTCGATGTAGGACGCATCGAGGCCGGGCAGGGCGTGACCGACGAGGTACTCGGTGGCCTCGCGCTTCACGCCGAGCGCGCGCAGGCCCGTCTGGTAGCCAGCGCGGAAGCAGTGATCGGGCCGGCCCTCCCACGCCGCTCGCCGGGCTTCGGTGCGGGTCCAGATGAGCGCCACGTCACGCGACCGGACCAGCCGGTGGTCGTGCGGGCAGGGGACGATCCAGGCGTCGTCCGTCCACTCGGCGATCGATGGCTGCGCCCACTCCGCGAGCAGCGATGGGGCGATGGGCACCACACGCCCGCGCGACTCCTGCGCCGACTTCCCGAGCTCGCCGTCGATGGTGAGGCGGGCGCCCTCGACGTCCGCCCAGCGCAGCCCCATCGCCTGCTGGACGCGCAGGCCGGTGCACCGCATCACCACGAGGAGGCATCGTCGCCACCCGGTCGCGGCGCTGATCGCCATGTCCATCTCCGCCCAGCTCGGCGCCGGCCTCGGACGCGTGGCCGGCTTCCGGGGCAGCTCCATCTTGCGGCAGCGAGGCACGATGCCCTCGTACTCCTCGCGGTCGAAGGCCCACTCCCAGAACAGGTGCAAGGTCTCGATGTGCTTGCGGGCCGTGGTCTCGGTGCGGCGGTGGATGTAGCGGCCGGTAGCCGGTGTCCGCACGTGGTCCCAGTAGGCCTCGATGAGCGCGCGCGACAGGTGCTCCGGGCCGGCGCCGGCGCCCTCGCGCTCCTCGTACCAGTCGAGGAACGGGTCAACCTGCTGCTGCCGGGTGTCGACGGTCCGGCGGGAGAGGCGGCGGTCGATGGCCGCCATCCACTTGAGCGCTATCCCCCGGAGCGAAGGCGTTGCAGCTCTGCTTTCAGGCTGCCAGATTCGGCCGGTGTCCTCGCAGAGCTGCACGGCGCGGAGGAGCTGGCGCGCGGCGGTCTCCGTCGAGCAGGTGCGGCTGTGGGGCGTGCCGTCGGGGTCCTTCCACCGGACGCGGGGGCGTCCTCGGGGGTGATCGATGCTCGCCATCGCGTGAGCTCCTCCAGCCACCGCTCTACCACGGGCAGCGGCTTCCATCGGTAGGTCATGCGCCGCACGCCGGTGCCGACTCCGATCCGGGGCGCCGGAAGTTGGGAGGGCGCACGGTCGGCCATGTCGAGCAGGGTGCGCGCGGGGATGCCGAGGTGCGCGGCGACGGCGTCGGTGGAGAGCCAGGGCGTCATTCCCGCACCCCCTCAAACCGGCGCGCGGCCTCGCAGGCCTCCGCAGCACTCCCGCCGCGCACCACGGCGCCCGCGACCCTGCCGGGGACGTACTGGCGCTGGGCAACCCAGCGAGCGCCCACGGGCACCACGGTCCACCCGGGCGGAGGCGCCGGCGGGGGATCGCGGTCGACGATGAGGCGGATGATCTCAGCGGACATGGAGCACCCAGCCGCAGCACCCGCCGCACAGGAATATGGAGACGAGAAGGGCCACCGCGAGCACGGCGAGCTCGCGCTCGAACAGGCGGAGGACTTCGATCGTGGCGTTACCCACGGGGCACCTCACCCGTGACGATGGCCCGCAGCATGGAGAGCGGTCGGAGGATGGGGTCGCTCTTGTCGCAGTTTTCCTCCAGCTCGGAGAGCAGCTCGCGCGCGAGGTACTGCTCCAGCTCGGTGGACCGGGGCGACTCTGGCTTGTGGGCCTGCGCCGCGAGCAGAGCGCGAATCCGGTCGGCCGGCGTGCCGGTGCTCATCACCCTGGCCAGGTCGAGCTCGTCGTGGGCCCGCTGGCAGAGCAGGGCGTAGTGGCCGCCCTCCTCCTCGACGGTGCGGACGTACGCCAGCAGCGCCTGAATGTCGCCGGTCAAGCTCTCCGTGGTGCCCGAGAAGCGTGGGCCGAGCACGGCCCGTGCGTCAGCCAGATCGCGGCGCGCCTTGTCCCGCTCCTCGATGCGCTGCGAGCACGCCAGCCGGGAGTCTTCGAGGTCGCCAGCCTGCGGCTCGGCCGGAGATGCCTGGCCGGCAGTGCGCGCCTCCCAAAGCTCAGGGAGGCGCCGAATGGTCTCATCGTCCGGCAACTCGCCCTTCCGTACGGAGAAGCCGAGCGCGTCCATTCGCTTGCGGTCGCGGCCGCAGAAGGCGCCCGACGGGGTGTTGATGCAGCCGGGCCAGGTGCAGGCGGTCAGCTTCTGGATGGGGGACATGGGAACCTCAGGAGCGGAGGAGACGAAGGTGGGAGCGGACAGTGTCGCGGCGGTGGTAGGCGTCGGTTCGGGCTCGCTGTCCGACGGCGTCGCGGACGGCGAGCTCGGCGTCGAGGAGGGCGAAGGCATCGGGGCCGGGGTCTCCGTCGCAGTCGACGTTGACGTCGCCGCGGAGCTTGATGCGGCAGCGGCAGGCGCCTCGATGGGTGAAGCAGGTGTGGTCGTTGCCGTCGTCGTCGACGATGGCGGGGACGAGGGTGCGCATGGGGAGGCCTCAGAAGGGGACGCAGTCGTTGCAGGAGCAGGAGGCGGCGTGGGGGCCGGGGTGACGCCGCAGCCATGCCGCACGGATGGCCCGCTGCAGTCGTTGTCCGAAGCGAGCGAGGGCGGCGTGGTGCTGGCCGGCCCGGCGTCGCTTCGCTGCGAGTCGGCGGCGGACTCTGGCGTAGTCGCGGCGGGCTGGCGGCTCGTCGTACCAGACCCATTCGACCCCGCCCCCGGTGAAGCCGTCGCAGCCCCAGCAGTCGATCCGGTTGCAGTCGGGGCAGCGGTCGTCGCAGTCGTCTTCGTCGTCGAACATGGGTCACTCCGGAAACAGGGTCCACAGATGGGGGTCTTCGATGGGCGGTCGCACCACTCGCAGAGCTTGAGCTTTGGACTCCAGGTGTTGCGGTCGGCGCTCATGGGGTCGCCTCGCCACGCGCGATCTCCGCCGCCCGCCGGCGACGGGCGATCGCCACCATCACCCCGGCTGCGGTGCGCGCGTCGGTAACGGCGCGGTGAGCGGGACCGGTCACCTCGACGCCGAAGAACTCCGCCGACACCGAGAGCTTTGGCCACTTCGCGCGCCCGTGCTTGCTGAACCGCTCGGCAGCGCCGGCCGCGGCCATCACGTCCATCGAGGCCAGCATGATGCAGTTCAGCCAGCGGACGTCGACCTCCGGCCATCCGTCCATCTTCTGAAGCATCGCCTCGTCGAACTGGCGGTTGTAGGCGGCTACGAACTTGCACTGGTGCTGCCAGAGCCAGTCGGCGAACTCCCTGGCTACGGTCGCAGGCGACCGGCCGAAGCGCCGCAGCTCCTCGGCGGTGATGTGGTTGATCGCCAGCGCCTGCTCGGCCCGCTCGTCCAGCACGGGCGGAATCACGAGATGGCCGAAGCTGTCGACCTCGCTGCCGTCGGGGTCGAGGATGACCGCGCCCAGCTCGATGACGTGGGACCACGACTGACCGGGGAAGCCGGTGGTCTCGGTGTCGAGGACGCAGACGCGCTGGCCGCGGGGCAGGTCCATCACGCACCCACCGAGCTGCTCAGCTCCACGTCGGCCTGCGTCACCAGGTACACCGCGGGCGCCTCGACGCCGTCCCACTCGCCCGTCCAGGACTGCACGTCGTCCACGAAGACGGGCAACCGGCTGAACGCCGGCCCGAACTTCGCCGCCGCTGCGCGACGCAGGGCGCAGCGGAGGACGGCGTCGGCGTAGATGAGCCGGCCACGGCTCGCCCGCCGCCAGGGCCGACCGTCAACGAGCACCTCCATCTCGCGCGAGGCGCGATTCTCCTTCGGCGGGAACCGGAGCGACACCGGGCCCGTGTCGCCGAAGCAGTCGGCCTGCTTGCGGGCGAGCTCCGTCGGCGCGCGGCGACAGGCGTCGACGAGCACCACCACGCGGGTGGCCTCGGCCGTCGCTGCTTCGAGCGCGGCCTCCGCCTGCTTGACGTCGGCCGCCATGCGCGCCTGGCGCTCGGAAGCACCGCGGGCCGCTGCCGCCTCGTCCAGCACGCTGCGGGCGTGACGTGACTCCTCCGAACTCGGCCGCGCCCAGTCGGGAGCGGTGGGGACTCCGGTCGGCGCGGTCGACTCGGGCGGTACCGTAGGCTCCAGACCGAGAGCGGCGAGAGCATCACGGCGCGCAGCCGCAGCGACCTCGGTGTCGGCGAAGCCTGCGGCCGCCTTCTCGGCGGCCTTGAGGCGCGCGGCCGCCTTCTGCCTCTTTGCCTCGGCTTGCATGGCCTGGTCGATGACGGCGTTCACGGAGCTGCGCTGCAGGGCCAGGCGCTTCGCGGAGTCGCTCACCTTTTCCGCTGCGCCCTGCCACTCCCCACGGTTGCAGGTCGGGCAGTTGCTGCCGCCGTCCACCAGCGCCTTGTGGGCAGCCTCGGCCGCGTCGAGGCCAGCCTTCGCCCGCTCGCCGTTGGTGACGGCAGAGCGCGCCATCTCGTCCGCCTGCTCCGCCTCCGTCTTCGCCGCGCGCAGCTCGGCGACCGCCTTCTGCTGCTCGAGGTCGGGCTTCGGCGCAGGCGGGAGAGCCGCATGCCGCTGCTTCCACGCGTCGTTGGCGATGAGCGCCTCGGCGCGGGCGCGTCGAGCAGCCTCGTAGCGAGCGAGGACGTCGGCGTGCCCGGCCACCTCGCGATCGAACTTCGCCCACTGCTCGTCGACCGTCACGAAGGCCTTCGCGTTCTCGATCTCATCGTCGGTGGGACCGGCCGCGGCTGATGTGTCGCTGGCGGTCCGCAGGGCTTGCAGCCTCCCCGCGGCCCGGTCGCGCTCGGAGTTGCGCTGCGTCTGCAGCTTGAGCGCGGCGTCCGCCGTGTGCGGGTCGCCCGGCATGGACACCTGGCCCGCGCCCTCCATCAGCTCGACGACCACCGCGCCGAGGTCGCCGGCGGGCATGATCTGGGTGAGCAGGTCGCGAAGCGGGCGGCCGAGCTCGGCCTGCAGGAGCGGCACCCAGCCCAGCGGGGCGAGGATGAGCCGCCCGATGTCCGGCTGCAGCCCGATGGCCCCGAGCTTCGCCGCCATCTGGTCGGCCGTCTGCACGGGAGCGGGCTCGACGGCGTCCGACGACTGAAGCGCGCGGGTGCTCCCACCGCGGGAGCGGAGGCGGCGCCAGATGGTGGCGCCCTTCGCGGTGCGGAGGCCGACCTCGAGCTCCTCGGCGCCGTCCCGCACCGCTGAGGTGTCGAGCGACTTGCCGTCGGTCCCGGTCTCCCAGAGCGCGTAGCAGGCCGCCTCGATGAGGGTCGATTTCCCGGCCTGGCTGTGGCCGGTGATGGTGGTGTGGCCAGTGGGGTCGAGCTCCACCACGGCCTGCTCGATGCCGGCGAACCCGGCGAGCGAGAGCGCGGCGATCATCCGAACACCGACCCGGCGTCGGGCAGCTCGCTGTCAGCGGGGGCAGGCCTCGGCGTGGAGGGCAGCGCGCGCGCGACCGGACGGGGGCCGCCGGTCTTCGGTGCGGTCGGCTGCGCGGTCGGCTGCGCGGTCTGCGGCTCGGCCGCGGCCTTCAGCGGGGCGGCGGTCTTCGCGGCGGGGGGCGGCGCCGGCGCCGGGTCGGCGTCCTCGTCGAGCAGGATCATGGCCGCGTCGAGCAGACCGACCAGCTGTGCCGTGGCCCTGCTGCGCGCCTCGTTGCGGACCCCGTTGAACCGCTTGGCGCGCTCGACTCGGTCGTCGGCCTCCTCCTTGTCGACTTGCGCGAGCACCATCTGGAGCTCCTCGATCGTGCTCTCGCGGGCCTTCTTGATCTCATCCTTCGTCATGGTCTTCGTCCTTCTGGTTGGTCTTTGCGATGGAGAACTTCGTGGCCGGTTGGCTCACGACACACTGCGAGACGAGGGCCTCGCGGAGGGGGCGCCAGTCGCGGCCCTTGCCGGGCGGGTACAGCAGCTTGGCGACCTGCACTGCCGAGGCGACGCCGAGCTTCAGCGTCTGCAGGAGGCCCACCCACTGGTCGGTGGAGTGGTTCGCCTCGCGCCAGGTCTTCGGGTCGCTGGCGCCGAACCACGCCAGCGCGAGCATCTCGCCGAGTTCGGGGCGGGGGGTGCGCTCGCGGGTGGTGATGAAGCCCACCTCGCCGCCGGGGATGGCGATCGGCTCCTCGCCAGCGACGGCCTTGACCTGCCCCCAGAGCTCCTTGCGGACCGCATCGGCCACCGCCAGGCGGGTGGCCAGCGCAACCGGGGAGCCGTCGATGAGGCTGCCCCGCAGCCACGCGCGGGCCGCCTCGCAGCGGCTGAGAAACGGGCAGCCGATGCAGCTCGCACCAGGGCGGGCCGGGCGGCGGCCGTCCTCGCCGCGGTGCTCGGCCACGGCGATGAGCAGGTCGATGTCCTTGCGCCACTTGCCGACCGTTGCCAGTCCGTCGTCGTCGAGGAAGACGTCGGCCTCGAAGATGGCCAGCGTGCGGAGGTTCGCTGCCCGCCGTCGGAGGATGGTCGCCTCGGGGTAGTGGGCGAGCGCGAGCGCCGTCTGGCCGTGGAGCTGCAGCGTGTCGAGCTCGTCGGCCGAGGTGGGCCACGCCGACTTCCAGTCGGTGGAGACGATCGTGGTGGTGGTGTACCCGTCCTCGTCGGTGTCCTCGACCACCTCGAGCATGTCGATCGCGGCCCGGTAGTACACCTGGGCGGAGTCGTACGGCACCGGCTTCCACTCCCGGTCGACCGCGAGGCCATGCTCGAACATGGCGCCGGGGCTCAGATCGTGCGCGGCGAGGAAGCGGAGCGCGATGTCGCGACCGGCTGCCGCGTGCTGCGGGCGGAGGGGGCCTTCGGGCTCGCCCTCGAAGCTGCGGCCCTCGGTGCACAGCGCCACCGCCACCTGCTGGGCTAGATCCTCGCGAGGACGGTCGGGGTGCTTGCCGACCATCTCGATCACCGCATGCGCCGCCACGCCCACCTGGAAGACGTCGCGGTCGTAGGGCGCGCCGGCCTCGTAGTGGTCGAGCGCCCGCGGACAGTGGTCCTCGAGGTAGCGGAGGCTGGTCGAGCGATGGCCGACGGAGGGCATCAGGCCACGCCGAGGGATGCGAGGTCGCCGGGCACATCGTCCGCGTCGTCGTCCAGCGTGGCCGCGGTGCCCAGCCGGAGCAGGCCAACCTCGGCGGCGAGCTGGCGGCGGGCGGCGCTCTGCGAGCCGAGCCACTCCTGCAGCGTGCGGTCCTCGCCGAAGTCCGGCGACATGTGCACCACGGAGTACCGGGAGCCCTGCCCAGTGCGCTGCGCCAGCGTCAGCGCGAACGGCAGGCCGTAGTGGTTCACGTGGTCGACGCCCATCAGCGCGGCCTGCTGGTGGATGAAGTCGAAGAAGCCCTTGATGCTCTCCGAGGTCTCCCAGGCGTTGCTGGTGAACTTGCAGAGCAGGCTCGCGGACTTCATGCGCAGCTGGAAGATCAGCTTCGCGTGCGGGTGGCACGCCGGCCGCTGGGGCCGACCGTTCTGGCCCTGGGTGGGCTGGCGGAACCGGCACTTGGTGTCGGGGCAGGGCAGGTGCCCGTAGTCTCCGATCTCGGTGCTCCACCGCATCGCCCGGGTGCCATCGCCCTTGCAGGACGGGCCGCCGGTCGGGTGGAGGTGGCCTTGAATCTTGTCCGCGACGAGGCTCTCGGTCCACGCGTCGAGGTGGTCGGCGTGGACGAGTACTCCACGCACGGTGGCGCGCATCTCATTGTGGGCCTTCGCGGCCGGGCCCTCGGGCGCCAGCTGGTTGAACGTGGTGTACAGCGGGTGCGGGTCGCGCCGCCCGTCCTTGCCCCGCGCGTCGGCGACGGGTCGCACGATGAAGAAGCGGTCCTTGTCGATGGGCGCTCCGTTCGGGCCCTTGCGGCCGATGGAGAGCGCCGCGCCGATGGGGAGGCGCGCGGGCCGGTCACGGGGGATGCCCCGGGGCTCGTCGCCGGCGCTCAACAAAGCACCACGATCGCGCCAACGGCGACCAACGCGCACAGTAGCAGGAGGGGCAGCAGGGCCTTCGCGTCGGTCGCGTCAGCCGCGGCCAGCTGCTGCTCGACTTGCTCGCCGACCTCCACCAGCTCGACCGCCGGGGACTTCGTCCCGGCCAAAGCGTGCACAACTTCCGGGCAGCGCCGGGGCGGCGGGGAGTCGATGAGCAGACGCTGCCAGAGCCAGGCGTTCTGGCGGCTGGTGCCGAACCGACGAGCGACCTCTGCTGCGGTCTCCCCGGCTTCGAAGGCCGCGACGATCTGCTCCATCTTGCTGCGACCATGTCGGCGCACGAAGATGGCGATGCGGACACCGCGGTTATCGACGGGCGCACTCATCGCCAGGCCTCGTCGCAGACGATCGAGTCAGGGTCGCGGGCCGGCTCGGGCTCGCACCAGGCGAGCAGCGCGACGACCAGTACGCACCCGCCGATGGTGCAGGCGATGATCTCGGAGGCGCTCATCGGGAGGCCTCCTCGAGCAGCGCGTTGATCTCGTCCTCGGTGACACCAGCGAGCGAGAGGCGGTCAGCGAGACGGCGGACCGTCAGCTCGGCCGTCATGCGCCGATCGCGCTCTTCGCTGTGCAGGGACTGCAGCTGGGCCGCGAGGCTGCGGGGCTCGCTGCTGAGGGGGACTTGATGGGAGGGCATCGGAGGCTCCTGTGTTCCAACAGAAGACTACTCCGGCCGCCGCAGTGGCGTCAACCGTTGGATTACAGAAAATCGGAGACTCTCCGCCCGCGGCACGACCTCAGTCGGCCGGCTGGCTCCCAATCGAGAACGTCACAGCGCCCGCGATGAGCAGCGGAGCCCCAGCGGCCGTGCTGATCCACCACGTCCAACCCCATGCGGCGGCAGCGTTAATGTGCGGCGATGCCTCAGCCGTGTCGCCCTCTCCCGCCGCCCGCAAGCCTTCCTCCAGCTCGACCGAGTAGGCGACTCCGCCGACGATGGCGATCCCACCAAGTACAGCCCCGGCAACCATCATGCTGCGGCCGGTCGCGGCGAGGGCCGGCGACCCGGCCACAACCCGCGGCGGAAGGTCGCGATCCGATCGCTCCGCGCGCTCCACGTCGCGATCGGTTCGCTCGACGATGGCGACGCCATCCGCACGCCGAACCGACACCACGGCGCCCAGGGGGATCAGTATCTCCTTGCCGTCGACCTCAAAGGTCAGTGTCCGGGCGTCCACGTCGAAATCGAGGAGCCTGCCGGTGGCGGAGCCGAGCGCATCCCGGAGGACAAGCTCCCTCCCCTGCAGCAGAATCCAGGCCCCGTCCCCAAGCTGGCTGTACTCGGTGGCGTGTTGCGCGCCGGCTGGCGCTGAAGGGCACGGGGAGTATTCGCCCTTGCCCGCAGCGGCGAGCGCAGCAGGGCTGGGCTGCTCCCCCCCAGAGGCCAGCCGGAGGACCTCTTCGGTGACGCCCATTCGCAGCATGTCTGCCGCCTCCTGGTCGCTCAGCGGCGCCAGTCCAGAGACGGCCGCGACCAAGGCGGCATCAGGCATGCCTCGCTCCACGGCTCTGCAAAGGGCGGCCATTTCGGGGGACTCAGCGAACGCCAAGGAGGCAAGAAGAAGCATCCAATCATGCTACCAGAACGTGCCGCCCTGGTGGGCACCTGACATGCCGGAGCATGCTCGCATGCGTGCCGCGGCCGAGCGTCGCAGGTAAAGTCATGATTGGAGGCCGATAGCACCAACCGTTGGTTGGTCATGCTGCGGCATCGTTGCACCTGAACGCCCGTATAGCTAACCTTGAGGCTGAGGTGCCTATGGGTGATCTGGTGATCTTGGATGACGTGCGCAGCGGGCCGCTCAAGTCCAGAGACGAGCTGCTACTCGAGTGGCGGCTACTCGGGGAGCAACTTGATGTCGCCGACCTTGCAGCCCGGTTGGCTGCCGGGGCCGCGCCACGCCGAACGGGCCCTCATGCGAAGGTCCTGCCGCTCACGCCATGGACGCGGGCCACCCAGCCGATGTGCGGAAGCGGTTCGTGACCACTGCGGCGCCGGAGCAATGACTCGTCACCCTTGGCGCCTTGCCTTCGGTTCGTAGGGCTGCCCCTCGGGCTCCCGAACGTGTCTGGCCGCCCGAAGCTCGAGGATACGAGCCTCTTGTTCGAGTTCGTCGTCAGGGAGGGAGGCGAGGGCGATGCTGGCTCGGCGAACAAGGTCGGATCGGGCCGCATGCACGCCTTGATCGTATTCGATCGGCGGCCGCGGCCCGATGGATACGTGCAGCTCGTCACCGAGCCCTGCTGCGATAGCCGACAGTGCGGCAAGAGTCAGGTTGCCGTGGTTACTCGAGTTTTCGATCGCGCCAATGTATGCGTGCGACACGCCAGCCCGCTCCGCGAGCCCCCTCAGCGTTAGCCCCTGGGTCTCGCGGCGTGAGCGGATGAGCCTCCCGAGCGCTTCGCGGTCCATGTCGACTTCGGTAGCTGGGCGTCCGCGTCTTCGGATGGTTGACGCGGCGCTTGGAGTCGAGTAGTCTTCCATTGGAGCACAAACGCCCATGGCTACCATCCTACGAACCCTCCGCGAACGTCGGGGTCTCGGAGTCACCGAGGCCGCAACGATGATCGGAATCACCCGCGCGACGATCTACGCGTGGGAGAGTGGCGACAAGGAACCAGACAAGCCGGCCCTTCGGAGCGCCTGCGACGTCTACGGCGCCACCGAGGAGGAGCGCGATCAGCTCGCGCGCCTCCGTGCATTTGGCGCCGAAGACACGGTCGCCGCGGCGTCGGCCTGATCGTGCGCCTACCCGCCGCCACCCGCAAAGAGCGCTGCGATTCCGAGCGCGCTGAACAGCAGCGTGCCGATGAGGCCGAGCCCGCCCGCGACGACCGCGATGATCAGCGAGACCAGCAGCGATCCGAGCGTGGCTTTCGTCAAAAGAACCGCCCACTGCCACACCGTCAGGTCGATGGCGACAATGCGAACGGCGCTTGGTCGGGCGGGCGAGCCTCCGTCGGGCACGAGGTCGGCAGTCAAGTCGTCGGCCATGAGTCCTCCTCGCGCCGTTGGTTGAAGTCGGCGCAGTCCGAGAGTCTACCACCCGCCCGGGGCCCCCATGCTTAGCCTTCATTGTCTGCTCGCCGCGGCTGCCTGTCAGCCGCTGCCCCCCGAGCCCGTCGAGCCGGCCCGACCCGCCCGCGCCAAGGACCTGCAGGAAGCGGTGACCATCATCGAGGCCGAGCTCGCGATCAACCCGCTGCACACCGCCGGCGAGGTCCGCGCCTACGTCCACCAGCGCGCCCGCGAGCTGCTCGGCCGGCCGATCGACGTGACCTACCAGCCGCCGGCCGCTCCGGCCATTCCGGCCACCCCGCACGAGGTCCTCCCCGAGAAGACCCGGCGCCGCCGCGAGCGTCGCCTTGCTCAGCACCTCGCGAAGACCGTCTTCTGAGTCGTCCATGGGTGCATCGTCACCCGACGACTCGTCAATCTCCAGCCTCCCCCCTTGACCCCTCGGAAACCCGCCATGACGAAAGCCCACCTGTCCGACCTGCAGGGCCGCATCCTCGACGCCTGCAAAGCCGCCGAGATGGCCGCCAGCCGCCGCATGCCCACCGACCGCGAGCTCGCGGACGTCGCCGGCGTTGACGCCAGCCTCGTGTGTCGCTGGCGCTCCGGCTCCCGCGAAGTCGGCCTCGCCGAGCTGGACCGGCTGGCCGCCCGCTTCGGTGCCGATGCCGTGTACGCCCCGCTCCTCGCCCGCCATCAGGTGGCCACGCCCGCCCCGGCCCTCGCGATGGCCCGGAGCGCCAGCGTCCGCGCCACGCTGGAGACCGCCAGCTTCGCTGCCTCCATCGACGACGCGCTCGCCGATGGTCGCATCACCGACGAGGAAGCCGAGGGCCTCCAGATGCGGGCCAACCAGGCGGTGGCCCAGCTCAACCAGGCGCTCCGGGCGGTCGCTCGGCGGAAGTCCGCGTGAAGTCGCCGACCACCCTCCGCGCCGACTGGCACGGCCTCACCGTCTGGACGCTCGAGGGCGACTGGACGGCGGCAGTCCTGCTCGAGGCCCTCGCCACCTCGGCCTTCCGGCCGCCGTTCCCGGACGCGCTCGTCGGCCGAGGGTGGGCGCCACCGCTCGACGTCACCGCCGCCATGTCCCACGAGGCCTGCGTCGCAGGCAACATCGTGGCCGTCTGCTGGCGGGTGGACACCAAGAAGGTCCCGAAGACCGCCGTCCACACCCTGACAGCCCAGCTCTGCGCCATGCGCGAGATGGAAGCCGGCGGCAAGCTCAGCAAGGCCGAGGTCGACGAGGTCCGCGAGGAAGCCGAGTTCGAGCTCCGCCGCCGCACCCCGCCGACCACCGAGGGCGTGCTGGTCGCCTTCGACCTCTCGTCGAACCAGGTGCTGGTCGGCTCCCACAAGCCGGCGGTGATCGACGACATCGCCAAGGTGCTTCGCCGCGACGGCGTCACGGTCGCCCGTCCGAGCCTCGCCGATCAGGTGGTGGCGCGCGACCCGCAGGCAGAGCGAGGCCTCACCGGCACCGTCAGCGTCGACGAGCCCGAGGACGGGGAGGGGACCCGCCCCCGCGAGCTCGAGCGCGGCGTGGCCCATCAGGCGCTGACGTGGGCGTGGTGGGGCTACCAGCACTCCGCCGAGGCCCTGCCCTCGTTCCGGTCGCAGGAGAACGACTGGGCGTGGGCCCTCGAAGGAGGACTCACCCTCCACCTGTCGACGGGCGAGAAACGCGCGGTGCTCCATCAGGACGACGCCGCCCGCGACCCGCTGGCCCGGCTCGCGCTCCTGCAGGGCAACCAGGTGGGCGGCTGCTCGCTCACCCTGTTCGTCAACGACCTGACCGTGGCGACCTTGAAGATCGAGGTCCGCGAGGAGCAGCTGGCCCTCACCGGCATCCACTGCCCCCTGAAGCGCAAGGCCGGCACCGTCGAGGACGTCCTGCTCGGCGAGGTGTTCGATCGCCAGAGCGCCTATGAGGCCTGGCTCGACCTGCTAGCAAAGTTCGGCGACCTTCGCGGGTCCGACCGCTACGCCCAGCACCTCGGCAGCATCCGCACGATCCTCGCGATGCAGGCCAGCGAGGACCTCGCGGCGGCCGTCGGGGGTTCGCAGTGAACACCGCGACGATCTCGGTATTCGTCCCCGGCCTGCCGATGGGCAAGGAGCGCCACCGCGACGGGGCGCACCGCACCCCCGAACGGACGCGGGACTTCCAGGCGCGCGTGGCCTTCGTGGTGAAGCAGGCCGCCTGCGGGCTGCAGCAGTTCGATCGGCTCGTCGAGACCCGGATGACGGTCATCTGGCCGCGTCCGGCCAAGCGTCCCGCGGTGGTCTCGGAGGATGCGTGGGGCACCGGTCGCCGCGCCTTCGCCAGCGGCCGCTACGACCTCGACAACGTCCTGAAGGCGGTGTGGGACGGGGTCAACGAGTCCGGGGTCTGGTCGGACGATCGCCGGGTCGCCCGCTCCCGGGAGGAGCAGGTCTATGCGGCGGTCGGCGAGACGCCCGGCGTCGAACTCGTGCTCGCGGCGCTGGACGACATCGACCTGCCCGCGCCCGGCATGCTTCGCCCTGCTCCTCCTCCGCCCGTCCTCGCGGCGGTGCTCTGATGTCGCTGCCGCTCCCTGCAGGACAGTCCCCGCTTCGCTGGCAGATCGAGTGCCTCGACGCCATCCGCGCCGGCCTCCAGCGCTATCGCTCGCTGCTCGCCGCGGCCGCCACGGGTTCTGGGAAGGGCTCGCTGCTCGCAGGGCTCGCGGTGCTGGCCGCCCTCCACGGCGGGCAGGTCGTCGTGCTCGTCCACCGCGACGAGCTCATCCAGGACCTCGCCCGGCGCATCGCGAAGGTGCCCGGCGCGCCCCGCGTCGGCATCGTGAAGGCCGACCTCGACGGATGGGACTGCCCGATCGTCGTGGCGAGCGTGCAGAGCTGCTCGGTGTCGCGGCTCGCTCGCATTGGCCGCCGCACCGTCGTCATCATCGACGAGGCCCACCACGCGACTGCCCCCAGCTACGGCATCGTCATCGAGGCCGCCCGGGCCGTCAACCCCGACTGCCGCGTCGTCGGGCTCACCGCCACGCCCTACCGAGCGGGCGAGAACGGCACCACCCTCGGGCTCGGCTCGGTCTTCGAGGCCATCGTCTACGAGTACCCGATCGCCCGCGCCATCGAAGAAGGCGTGCTCGTGCCGCTCAAGGCCCATCGGGTCGACACGCAGATCGACCTCTCGCAGGTCGCGATGTCGGGGGCCGACTACGACGAGGTCGAGCTCTCCAAGGTCGTCAACGACCCGGCCCGCAACCGCCTCGTGGTCGAGAAGTACCTCGAGCTCGGCGGCGGGCAGGCGCTGGTGTTCGGCGCGAGCGTGAAGCACGCGCAGGACCTCGCCGCGGCCTTCATGGAGCGCGGCATCAAGGCCGCCGCGGCGTGGGGCGAGATGCCCCGCCACGACCGCGACCGCGTCGTCGCCGACTACCAGGCCGGCCGCATCCAGGTGCTCACCAGCAAGGACCTGCTCTTCGAGGGCTTCGACGCCCCGGCCACCGTGCAGGTGCTCAAGGCGCGGCCCACCCGCTCCATCATCGTGTTCGTGCAGACCGTCGGCCGCGGCCTTCGTCGGCACCCCGGAAAGACCCACTGCAACTTCGTTGACTTCGTCGACAACGGCTGCGACCTCGTGCTGACCGTCGAGGCCAACCTCGGGATCGGCAGCACCGAGGACGCCCAGGGCGAGCGCGCGCTGCACGAGGGCGACCGGGTCCGCCGTCGCCACCACGACGACTGGGGCGTCGGGGTCGTGGCGGCCGTCCAGATCGGCACCGTGAGCTACGCCACCGTCGAGTGGCCGCCGAGCCCGGTGCACAAGGACGGCGAGGAGCTCACCCACCCGTGGCCCGAGCTGGCCTTCGTCGCGCCCGACAAGGCCGAGAAGCCCGTGCCCATGAAGCTCGCGTCGGTCACCGGCCGGCTGTACGAGGTCTGCCTCCTGCCGGGCGTCCGCAAGCGCGACCGGATCGGCTTCTTCGAGTACTCCGGCGCTCACTGTGTCGGCGGCGAGGTGCTCGGCGCCGGCGGCGCCCGCAAGGTGGTGGCCGTTCGCCCTGGCGCCAGCGGCTACGTCGTCTGGGAGCTCGACGGCGTGACCTCCATCCTCGTGGAGCGCCATCGCTGCCGCGAGCTCGAGGTGGCGCTGTCGTGGGCAGACAGCCACGTGCGGGCGCTCGGCGTCGAGGTGCTCCCCCCGGACCACCCGACGCTCGCCGAGCTCGCCACGTCGATGCACCAGCGCATGCTGCAGAGCCTCGGCGTCACGCGCTCGACCGTCGGCATGTCGCGCGGTGAGGCCGCCATGCTCATCGACGCTGCGCGCATCACCCGCCGCATCCGTGAGCGCGAAGAGCCCGGGAAGTTCCGGGTGGCCGAGCAGCTCCGCAAGGGCGGCTGGAAGCGCAGGGGGGCGGCATGAGTGGCTTCGTGCCCATGCAGGCCTCGTGGTGGGAGACCATTCGGGCCACGATCCCGCAGCCCTGGCCGATGGAGGCCGCGGCCATGGATCTCCGATGGCACCTCGACCGGGCCACCGCCCGCGAAGGCTGGCGCCCGATCCGTTTCCCCGGCCGGCCCGCCCTCTGCGCCGACTGGGGATGGACGGACTGGGCCGTGAAAAGCCTTCTCCGCGACGAGGAAAGCTGGCGCGACGGACTCGCCCAACGCAATTCCGCCAGCAAACCGCCAGCGAACCGCCAGCGAACCGCCAGCGAACCGCCAGCGGCGACAAGCGCGAACGCCGACAATCAGCAAGAAACCGCCAGCCCGCCGCCAGCGTTCCGCCAGCCCGCCGCCAGCAAACCGCCACGCGCGTTCTACTCCTCACCCATCACCCATCACCCCTCACCCGAAGGGGGAGGGAACACGCGCGACCCCGACCCGGCTCCGGCATCGACTCCCCCCGAGTCGCCCAGCGCGGCCCTGGTGCAGGCGCTGGGCACCCGGCCCGACCTGCTGCGGCTGCTGCTCGCGCCCACCGACCCCGCAGACCCGGCCATCCGAGACCTCGACGAGCTGCGCCGCGTGCCGCTGGAGGAGCTCCAGTACCGCCGCGGCATGGGCTCCAGGAGGGCGCGGCAACTCGCCGAGCTGCTCGCCGAGGCCGGCGTGCCCATGGTCGCGGAGAAGCCCGCGGTGGCCGCGACAGGCCCACCGACCCGAGCCAGCCCCGCCAACGACCGCCGCAAGCGACTGCTCGACGCCCTCGCCACCGCCCGCCAAAACCTCGCCGATGGAGCCAGCAATGCTCTCCCCTGACGTCCTCCTCGCCCAGCTGCAACGGCTGGCCCGCAACACCGCGAACCCGCCGGAGCCCGAGGGCATGGTCGAGCTCTGCGCCGACTGGATGGAGCTGCTCGGCCCCGACCTCGACGACGGGGCCTTCCGGGAGGCCGTCACCCGCCACCTGCGGGCCTCGAAGTTCTGGCCCACGCCCAGCGAGCTGCTCGCCGACGTGCAGTCGGCCCAGCGCCCCGACCCGAAGCAGCTCGAGGCCAAGGGCGAGCGACTCTTCGCGGCCGTCGCGAAGGCCCGCTCGAGCTGCGGGAGCGACCCCACCCGGGCCCGCCACCACCTGGTGCACTACGGCGTCGACCCCGAGGACGTCGACCGCTGCCTCGCCGCGGTCGGTCGCTGGGCCAGCTTCGAACCCGGTGACCCGGTGCACAACCCGCAGGGCTACGGGTTCGCCCGCCGCGCGTTCGGCAAGGCCTACGCAGCCGAGGCGGGCACCTCCCGCCTGCTCCTCGCCGAGTCCCCCCGCCGACTCCTCGGGGTGCAGTGATGGCCTCTGTTCGCGGCGTCAGCGACGCCATCCGCGAGATGGCCGCCCGCAACGGCTTCGACGCTGGCCGGGCGCTCGACAAGTACTCCTCGGCGTGGGTGCTCAGGCTCAACGCCACCAGCGACGACACGCTCATGGCCGCGGCCAAGCAGTGGCGCAAGCGCGTCTGCCCCACCCTCGGCGAGCTCGAAGAACTGCTCGGTGAGACGGTCGCACCAGGTGGCACCGGGTGCGGCGGATGCAAGGGCTCGGGCCGTCGCGTGGTCATGCGCCACACGACCGACGCACAGGGCAGGCACGCGCACCAGGAGCTCAGCTGCGCATGCACCTGCGCCCTCGGCCAGAGCCTCGGCCACGCAGGGCAGATGGCCTACGACGAGCTGCAGCGCCGCTGGGAGCAGAGCGAGAACACGGTCGACCGGGTCGTGGTCGTCGACCCCGATCCCTACCAGCGCAGGCCGCTGCACGAGTGGGCAGCAGCTCGGGCTCGGGCGGATGCCCAGCTCGCCACCATCGCCGCCAACGCGGACCGCATGCGCGGCTCCTTCGGTGCAGCGTGAGGGCGCTCTCCCTTTCGCTGGTCGAGGTGGTTCCGGGGGTGCCTCTCGCCCTCGTCGTGCGGCAGGCGATGCGCGTGAAGCGCGCCAGCATGCCCTGGTACAGCGCGGAGGACTTCGTCCAGGACGTTGTTGTCAAGCTGTTGGGCTGCATCGGCTGGGACTCGCGCAGGGGGGCGGCAGCGGTCTTCGTGCGCGTCGTGGCGCGGTCGGTACTACGCGACCAGGCCCGCCGTGATGCGAGGAGGGCCCTGAGTGTGAAACCGACCCCCCCCACCCGGGGTGGCACCC